GGAGCGCTCGTGACGACTGGCACAAGATTTTGATCGACTGCTACGAAGAAGCAAAACGCAGGATGCAACACGAGACCATGCGCGCGAGCGCTAACCGCATCACCAAAACGAGGGAGTAGAGCATGTGGCCTTTCGACATTTTTGCAAAACGCCGCGCAGCAAGGGAAGCGAACGAGCACGCGGAGCACGCCGAGCGCATGGACCGCGTGAAGGCAAGCATCGAGGCGGTAAGAAAACATCACCTCGCAGCAGCCGATGCAATCAGCAAAGGCACCAGGCTATCGCAACGCGCACCAGCGTCCCGCAAGCCAGCGCTCAGCATCGTGCCGAGCTCGAGCGACGCCTATGCCGACCCGCTCAGCCCGATCAACCATCTGTCGCCACTGAACCCGATCAACCAGGTCAGCATCTGGCCGAGCGTGGCCGACGAGCCGCGCGACTGCGCCTGAAATCCAGCACCGAAAGGACTTCCCGTGACAGCTAAACACCTACTCGAAGGCGTGATGCAGTGGACCGAAGCACGCCACCACAAGCAGTGCGCAGACATGCTTGGTATCGACGCCGCGACGCTGTGCCGCATCGCCAAGGGCAAAGCCACTGGCATGCACCTTGACGCGCTCGACCGAATCCAGCGCGTCACGGGCTTGCCGGTTGAGATGCTGTTCGCGTGGTATCGCCTGCCGGAGGACGCGCATCTCGGGCGGATTCTGAGCGGCGCAGTGCGAGCAGTTCGGTCCGATCTTTCGATTTCCTGACAAGCGTGACCATGCTGAGACATCCCCTTAACCACCCCGACAGGCTGAGCAATATGCGCGCACTGAAGGATCAAACATGAAGAAGCCGAGGAATAAGAAGTATCGACCAAAGCCCGTCGCCCAGCACGGCGGCCTGATCGCCATCGCCATGTGCCACGCGCGCGGCGAGAACGCATCCACCTTGAAATCTGACCAGGTGACGGACCTCGGTGTCGCGTATTGGCTCTCCTTCGAAAACCTGCGCTCCGGCGATGCTAATGAAGAGTCATGGTCGTGCGTGTCGTGCGCGCTGAACGTGGCTCTCGTCCTGTGCGAAAAGGGCATCGGCGCCGAATACGAGCAAGACCTCGTGAAGGCGCTCGACGGGCTGTTCCGCGCACAGATGCGCAGCAAGCGTGCCGGCAACTGGCGCCTGGATGGCGAGGCCCTGCGCGACGTCGAGCGTGCCCTGCAGGTACATGACCAACAGATGCAGATCGCCAAGCGCTGGGAAGTGACCGACGCGATGAACACGATCTACAAGCGTCTGGCAACCGGCAACGTCTACAAGGAGGCAGCATGAGCCGAGGCTCTTACCACAAGAAGATCGGCGAGGCCCGCGCGCAGCAGCTTGTCGACGCCTTGTCCGCCAAGCCGATGACGGTCGAGCAGTTGGCCGCAGAACTCGGGATGTGCGTTTCGTCCATCGCCATCTATGTGGCGAGACTGCGGACGGAGCCGAAGCGCATCTACGTGTCGGGCTATGCCCGTCGAACAAGCGGCATGCCTGCTGTGATCTGGTCGGCCGGCGCGCAACCTGACGTCGAGTTTGTGCCGCTCTCGATGCCGACTCGTAAAACGAGTGCAGCCGAGCGTATTGAGCAAGTGCTCGCCCTGCTGACCGAGAGCCCGCGCACGCTCCGTGAACTCGGGGACGCAATGCACATGGTCCGGCGCGCTGCCGGCAGGTATCTGACCATCCTACGGAATCAGGACGACAAGCGCGTGTATATCAAGGCATGGCTGCACCCTTCCGTTGGCTTCCCGGGACAACGTGCTGGAGCTTGGGCGCCTGTGTATGCGGTAGGCAGCAAGCCGGACAAGCCAATGCCGGCGAAAGAAACCAGTGCGCAACGCCATGCGCGCAGGTACAAGCGCCCCGAGATCAGAGAGGCCGAAGCGCTGCGCCGAAAGCGCGACTACATCCTCAAAAAGGCGCGATCCAAGCCGACCACGTGGCTTACCGCATTGGGGATCTGACTATGAACATCTACGGATGCCACAGTAATTCGACAGCACAAGCTGATGGGCTGAGAGACGAACTATGAAAATCATCGTTTGCGGCGGGCGCGACTTCGAAAATGTGTCGGCCGTGCGCCACGCGCTGACCGTTGCGCACGCTAAGCGGCCGATCACGCTACTGATCGAAGGTGGCGCGGCCGGCGCCGACAAGTTGGCTCGCGAGTGGGCTGGCGCGAATGGCGTCTTGCACGTCACCGTGCTGGCCGATTGGAAGCGCTACGGGCCCGCGGCCGGTCCGATCCGCAATACTGAAATGCTGCGCGAGTACAAGCCTGATGGTGTGATCGCTTTCCCGGGCGGGAAGGGGACGGCGGATATGGTGTCTCAGGCGCGTAAGGCTGGCATCAAGGTTTGGGAGCCATTCGTATGAGATACGGTGCCAAGATCGACGCAAACCAGCCCGAGATCGTCGCCGCGCTGCGCAAGGCGGGCTGCACCGTCCAGCACCTGCACGCAGTCGGCAAGGGCTGCCCTGACCTCTTGTGCGCACTGCAGGGTGCCACCTTCCTCATTGAGGTGAAGGACGGCGCCAAGCAGCCAAGCAGGCAGGCACTGACGCCCGACCAGGCCACCTGGCACGCCGGCTGGGGAGCACAGGTTCACATCGTCAATTCCGTGGCTGGCGCGCTGGCTGTGGCCGAAATGTACCGACTGAAGGAGAAAGCATGAACGAGGAGAACACGAACCGGCTTGCCATGCTGGCGGCGATCGAAGGAGACATCACGCCAGGCCTGCCACGGGTCGAGCGCGCCATTGCGTTCGTGAAGACGCGCGGCACGGCGACGTCGTCCGAGCTGCACATGGTGATGGAGCTTGAACCGGATGAACTGGTATCGCCTCACCTCGCCAGCGCGCTCGCCGATGGCCGTCTGATCAAGGACGGCAAGCATTGGATACCCGGCGTCGGCCCAGCGAAACAGGAATACGTCGTGCCGACGTTCGTGCCGCCGCAGCCTGTCGACAACGTGGTATCGCTCGAATCGCAGCGCACGGGGCGCGTCAGTGAGGTGCCGAAACTGGATTTTGCTGGGTTCGCCGACATGGTGAACAGCCAGATCGACGACACGCCCGCCTGCACCGCGGCGCCGGTCATTCGCTGCGGCCTGTGGTCGGATGGTTCCGTTGAAGTGCAGCGTGACGGGCGCACGACTGCCGTGTTGTTCGTGGAGGAGGTCGCCCACCTCGCCGATTTCTGGAAGCGCGTATCCGCTAATGCCAAGGAGGCAATGTGAAAGCGATTTACAAATATAAGCTCGGTATGGCGGAAAAAGCCAGTGTGCAAATGCCAGAGGGCGCGCACATCATCCGCATAGATGGTATCGACGGCTTTCTCTACATCTGGGCTGTCGTCGACGTAGAGGCTCCGGTGGTCAAGCGAGAATTCGTGCTTTTCAAGACTGGCGCACCGATGCCTGGCAACATTCTGGAAACCCATCGATACCTCGGATGCGGCGGCATCTTCGTGCAGATGGAGCTAATGATGTATGTGTGGGAGGCGAAAAGTGTTTAGCAAACTTCCGCGCCTGCTTGGGCAGTTTGACGTGCGGCTGGCTGAGTTCACTTACCACGTCTATTTGCCGATCAAGATGGCCGATGCCGGCGGCTTGCGCGTTCCGGCGCACCTTTACCCGCTTTCGCCGCTGATTGAGCATGCAATGGTCTCGTGCTCGCACGATGGGCGGTATGTGTACCTGACCGTGAAGAAGATGTACATCGCGAAGAATCAGAGCGCGAACCGCCCCGGCTGGCACCTGGACGGTTACGGAACGGATGACGACAATTTCATCTGGTCCGATTGCCTGCCGACCGAGTTCGTTACCGGGGAATTCAATCTCAGTGCCGATCATCAAGAAAGCCTTGCTGAGATGAGGCAACAGGCAGAAGGGCGCGCAATCCATGTTTTCCCGGAGCGCACGATGATCTGGCTTGACCCGACCAACGTGCATCGGGTTGTCGAGTGCAACGCCGATTGCGTGCGCACCTTCGTGAAAATCTCAATATCGCGCCATCGCTACAACCTGGCAGGCAATGCGCATAATTACCTGTTCGACTACGACTGGCCGATGGTCGAGCGGATCGATGGCAGAAATCACCCTATAGCGGAGGCGGTATGAACGTAAGCGAAGTAGTGGTATTTGAGGAAGCCCCGCAGGCCGACAGCCCATTCGTTACCGTGATGAAGCTGTGGGCGCGCTGGAACTCCCTGGCTGACCGCAAGGAGTCGGGCGGATGGTCCAATCCTCAGGACGTCAAGGAATTCATGCGCACCGGGGAGGCGGTAGAGGCGATGGTGTACGACCTGCCGTCCGTGAATCGGTGGGCGATCTACCGGGCGTTCGGCATTGCGACGGTCTGGCGGTTCCCGCATCTTTCGCTGCCGGATGCGTTGTTGGAGGCGGAGACGAAATTGACGCCGAAACTGCTGGAAAATGTTGACACGAAGAGATATTTCCAGTTAGCATGTGGGTGCTAGCTGTCAATATTGCGCACTGAGCGCATGAGTCTGCGAAAACCCGCCCCGAAAGGTCAGCGGGTTTTTGTGTTTTTGGCATTCGCAACTAACCGATAGCTTCGCCGGCTCAACTGGCGATCACATCACAGAGGTACTCTGCTTGGTTCGCGGGTATGCCGGGTTGCCCGGCACACGATTGAGTGGACGATGGGAGAAAGCTGGTTCGAATCCAGCCCTCTGTAATGTGGTGAATGCGCATTAGCTGATGCGCGCGGAGCTGCGTAACTTCGGGATAAACAGCAAACCGACATGCCGGAACGCCAGCACCGGCCGCCACAAACCTGTCTCCTCCAAACCTCCCTGAGTTTGGACTTCGCCGCCTGCCGCAGCAATGCGACGGCGGCTTTTGTACATCAGCGCACCGACCTGGCAACTCGTTGCGCAGCAGTGGTCAGACGTCCAGTTGCTCCGGCAAGATGCCGAGCGCCGCAGCGATCTTCTCGCGCGTGGCCTTGCGGTTCTTCGGCGCCGCTTCCTGTTGCGCATAAGCGGACTGCGTGATGCCGATCCGCTCGGCCACTTCGGCTTGAGTCAGGCCCAGGTGTTCGCGCCAAGCGCGCGCTGGCGTCATGTCCTGCATCACCATGAGTTCGACAACCGCGTGAGGGACGCCATCATCTTTCCGCTTCGGCTCGGCTTCGATTAGCGCGTTCAGTTGTGCCGGCTGCGCGGTCTGAAGGAATTCCGAATAGGGGATGACGACAAAGGCCGGTTTATCATCCGGCCCGTTGATGATCTGGATTTTAGTAGGTGCGTTCATCGCGTTTCTTTACTTCCTCGATAGAGACGATGCGCACAGCACCGTCGAAATTGAAAAACACCCGGTAGCTACCAACGCGCAGACGGTACTGATATTCGTGATTCGTCAGCGCTTTCACATTCTGGCAGGCCGGCATATTGGTCAGCGCGCGCACTGCAACCACGATCTGCTTTGCGTGCTGCGCGTCCAGCTTGCGCAGCTGTTTGGTTGCTTTCGTTTTCCAGGTGATGTTCGTCGTGTCCATGTGAAGCAGTATAAGACTAAATATAAGTCTATGCAAGTTATTTCGACGTAAAGACTTATATTTTTCGAGCGCGAGGCCGGCGATGCACATCACCCTTGAAGCTGAGCGCGCATGGCTGATGGTCCTCATCCAGTTGGAGCGGGCTCGCATCGCGCTTCTCCGGGGCTCAGCATGAGCGGCCCCATCGACGCATACCGCGCGCGCATCATCCATGCAGTCGTAGGCAGGAAGCCTGTCGCCGTGGAAGACATCGCCATGCTGGATCGCATCTGCCAGCGCCTGGTCGAAGCGGAGGAGGCGCACGAGATACTGCGCTCGCTCGGCTACGGCAAGGCATGGGACAGCGTCGCCGAACTCGCGCAGCTGGTCCCGCACTCGACCGCCATGCTGATCCGCCCGAAGAAGTAGGCGCGAGGGCGCCGACATGGACCTCGACAACCTGTATCGCCTCTACCAGCAGAACAAGCGCAACGCCGAGAAGCGTCGCATCGCCTACCGGCTGACCTTCAAGGACTGGCTGGAGACATGGGGATCGCGCATCCTCGACGAGCACCGCGGCGCCGGCGACAACCGGCTTCGCCTGGAGCGCATCGACAAGGCCGGATGCTTCGAGGTCGGGAACGTACATGTCGTACGCAGGCTGCGCCGCGGCGAGGTGAAACGCGCAGCACAGATTGCGGCAGCGACACCGCCAGCGCACTCCGAGTGGCGGGAATAACGGGTGCACGCCCCGATGAACAAATGGATAGTCAGCTCCTCTCGCAGCAGGATCGCGGGCCTGGCTACCGCAGGCGGGGCTGATTCACAAATTAGCCGGAGAGGCTTAAGAGGAACCAATCATGGCGCAATCCGAGAAGTCTGCGCCGGACTGGGAACGCATTGAAGCGGACTACCGGGCCGGCATCCTGTCGGTACGGGAGATAGCAGCCTCGCAAGGCATCACGCACGGAGCAATCCAGAAGCGTGCCAAGCGGGACGGCTGGGTCCGAGACCTGTCTGGAAAGATCGCGGCAAAGGCGAACGCGCTGGTAGCCACTTGCGAGGTAGCCACGCAGGTAGCCACGGAAAAAGCGGCTACCGACAAGCTCATCATCGACGCAAACGCGCAGGTGATCGCTCAGGTGCGGCTTACCCACCGCAGCGACATCGCCCGAGCGCGCAAGCTGTGCATGTCCCTGCTCCAAGAGATCGAGGTCGAGACCGACAACGTCGACCTGTTCGAGCAGCTGGGTGAGTTGCTGCGCGCCGAGGACGATAAGGGGCAGGACAAGCGCAACGACGTGTACCGGCGTGTCATCTCCGGCGCCTCACGCATCGACAGCATGAAGAAGCTCGCCGACGCCCTGAAGGTGTTGATCGGCCTGGAGCGCGAAGCGTACAACATCGGCGAGACCGGAGGGCAACAAGGCGGGAACAACGCCGACCTCCTGCGTCAGCTGGTCGAAATGCTGCCCGACTGATGGAACTAAGCCTCGTAACCAAACGCGAACTCGCCCGCTGGTACAAGCTTGTCGATCACCCGGTGCAGACAGCTCTGGTGCATGCGGTAAGCAATGGCGTGCGCTTCCCGGTCGTTCCAGCAGGCCGACGTTCCGGCAAGACCGAGCGGGCAAAGCGCTTCATTGCCAAGACGGCGATGCGGAACGCTGGCGAACGGTACTTTATCGCTGCGCCGACCCGCGACCAGGTCAAAAAGATCTACTGGGCCGACATGAAGTTGTTGTGCCTGACGAGCCTGCATAGCAAGGCGCCGTCCGAAACCGAGCTGATCATCTACCTGGACAACGGCACCGAAGTGCATCTGATCGGCCTGGACCGCCCGGAGCGGATCGAGGGCATCTTGTGGTCGGGTGGCGTCATCGACGAAATCGCCGACATCAAGGCTGAGGCGTGGGAGGCGAACATTCGCCCCGCGCTGGACACGTTCAATCCGTCGCGCCCGAACTACCGGGCTTGGTGCTGGCTGATCGGCGTGCCTGACGGCCTGAACCACTACTACGACATGGCGCAGTACGCCGAGACTGCGAACGATCCGGACTGGCAGTGCTTTCACTGGAAGAGTGCGGAAATCCTGCCGGCCGACACGATCGCCGCGGCTAAACGCCAGATGTCGGCGAAGCAGTACAAGCAGGAATACGAGGCGAGCTTCGAAGGCGCAACAGGGCGCATCTACGAGGACTACGGCAGGGCGAACCACACGGATGCACGGATCGAACCGCATGAGCAGTTGATGTGGATGCACGACCAGAATTTCACGCCGCTGTCGTCCGCTGTCGGAGTTCGGCGCGACAACGCGCTGTTCCTGCTGGACGAGATCGTGCTGACAAGCGCCGTGTCGAAGCAGTCGGCGATGGAATTCGTCGAGAAGTTCAAGGACCACGCGAACAAGCATGTGCTGATTTACGGCGATCCTGCCGGCCAGGCTGGCGAGAAGCATGGTCACGCGTCGGATTACACCGACATCGAGGGTGTACTCAAGGCGCATGGATGGAAGTACACGCGCAAGGTCAAGCCGGCGCACCCGGCCATCAAGGACCGCCAGAACGCAGTGCGCGCCAAGATATGCACGGCTGACGGGCATCGCTCGTTGTTCGTGAACCCGGTGACGGCCAAGTGGTGCGACAAGGGTCTGGCGACCGTGCAACTGCAAGACGGGTCGACCTTTCAGGAAGACCAGAAGAACAAGTATCAGCACATCACCACGGCGATAGGTTACTGCATCGACGTGGAGTGGCCACTGACGCCGCTGCCGGCAATGAGCATGAACCTGCGAAGTGCAACGAACTGACTGAACCCATGGCCGATAACGACATCACCTATAACCGCATCCCGGCGGAAGTGCTCGAGCGGTGGAAAGTCGTGCGCGATGTGTGCTCGGGCGACCAGGCGCTACGCAAGGGCGACTACCTACCGTACCTGAACAGGAGTGACACCTCGGAAGAGAACGTCGAGCGCAACCGGGCGTACCGCGAGCGCGCCGTTTTGTACGCTGCGACCGGCTTTACGCTGGCGGGGTTGATCGGTCTCGCTTTCCGCCATCAGCCGAAGCAAAATCTACCGGAAAAACTGCAGTACCTGCTCAAGGACGCAGACGGCGCCGGTGTGAGCATCTACCAGCAGTCGCAGGCGACGTTGGCCAATGTGCTTGGCCCGGGGCGGCACGGTCTGTACACCGATTTCAGCAGCGAGCTCAAGCGTCCGAACATCAAGGCGTACCTCGCCGAGGACATCATCAATTGGCGGCCCAAGGTCGTTGGCGGCAAAACTGTTCTGTCGCTCGTCGTGCTGCACGAGGATGCGCAAGAGGTCGACGGCTACGCGACCAACACGGTTTCGCAGTGGCGCGAGCTGTTCCTGAACGACCAAGGCTATGCGGCGTGCCGCTTATGGCGCTTGGACGAGGCGAGGAAGCCACAAATCGTCCAGGTCGAGGACGCTGACGGAAACATGGTCGACGAGTTGGTACTGCGCTCGGTCGGCGCGCCCCTCGACTACATCCCGTTTGAGTTCATCGGCAGCCAGAACAACGACCCAGCCATCGACGATAGCCCGCTGTATGGGCTCGCCAAGGTCAATCTCGCCCACTTCCGCAACTCGGCGGACTACGAAGACGCGGCCTTCATGCATGGTCAGTCGCAGTTCTGGATCTCCGGCCTGACCGAGGAATGGCGTGACCACCTCGAAAAGCAGCAGGGCATGTACATCGGCTCACGTAAGCCGATGCTGCTCCCCGTCGACGGCGCGTGCGGATTCGCCCAGGCGCAGCCGAACATGGTTGCCAAAGAGGCGATGGAGCACAAAGAGGCGCAGATGGTCGCCCTCGGCGCGCGCCTAATCGACAAGAAGTCCGCTGTGAAGACAGCGACGCAGTCCGAAGGCGAGCGCGAAGCATCGACGTCCATTCTCGCCCTGTGTGTGTCGAACGTCAGCGAAGCATATCAGCGCGCTATCAGGTCCTGTGCCCGCTACCTCGACATCACGCTGCCCGAGGACGAAGACCTGTTCGAGATTAACCAGGATTTCACGACGGTCTCCAACGACCCGCTGACGATTTCCGCGCTTGTGGGCGCCTGGCAGCAAGGGCTGATGGCGAAAGAGGACGTGCGCAGCTACTTCCGGCGCCAAGGAACGATCGATCCCGAACGCACTGACGAGCAGATCGACGCTGACCTCAAGAAATCGCCGCCGCCCGCGTCAGCCGCCCCCGCGCCGCCTGCCGAGCAGCTGGCCGCGTAACAGTTTCCAGCCTCGATAGTCGGGGCTTCAATCGGCACCAGGTGCCATCCATTCACCATCCCAAGGGGATAACACATGTTCATTCGCAAGCACTTTCTCCGTAACGAAGCAGGCGACGATGGTAGTTCTGGCGGTGGTGGCGGCAGCGTCACGATCACCCCGGAGCTGCAAGCCATCATCGACTCGAAGGTCGGCGATGCTGTTTCCGGGCTCAAGGCCAAGAACAGCGAATTGCTCGGCAAGTTCAAGGCAGCCAGCGACGACCTGAAGCGCTTCGACGGCATCGACCCGGACGCTGTGCGCACCATCCTGTCGAAATTCGCTGACGACGAGGAAGCGGGCCTGATCAAGTCGGGCAAGATCGACGAGGTGCTCAACAAGCGCACCGAGCGCATGCAGGCCGAGAACCAGAAGGCCTTGAGAGCCGAGCAGGAGAAGTACGAGCGCGCCGAATCGAAAGCTTCGAAGCTGGCCGAACGAACCCTGTCCGCCGCCATCAAGGACGCTGGCATCAAATCCGGTGCGTATCCGGAAGCACTCGACGACATCGTTCTGCGCGGGAAAGGCCTTTGGCGCCTGAACGACGAAGGAGACGCGGTAGCGATGAATGGCGACGAAATCGTGCTGGGCAAGGACGGCAAAACGCCGCTCACGCCGATGGAATGGGCCGAATCCCTGCGGGAAACCGCACCGCACCTGTGGCCCAAGGCCCAGGGCAGCAACGCACCAGGCAGCAACAGCGATAAAGGCACGCCGAAGAAGGGCAAGGCCCCGGAGCGCAAAGACTTCGCTGACGACATCTCCTATACGAAAGCGGCAGCGCGATACCACGCGCAGGCCGACTAATCCACAACCGCCCTACAGCAGGGCAAGACTGAAAGGTCAGAATCATGGCTATCGGTAAGGCAAGCGATTTCAAGATTTACAACGAGCAGTTCTTCGGTGGACTGGTCGAAACCCTGGCGCAGGACACGTCGGCACTCAACAGCGTCGGCATCCGCGTGAGCGCTCGCCCAGTCAAGGGCGACTTCGAGCTGCAAAGCTTCATCAAGAAGATTAGCGGTACCGTCAGCCGTCGTGACACCAGTGTCGTGACTGCAGCGACCGACCTGGCCGTGCCGATGGACGAAAACATCAGCGTCAAGCTGAACCGCAAGATTGGCCCGATCGCACAAACGCTGGACGCCTGGAAGAAAGCTGCGCTGCCGTTCCAGACCGAGTTCGACGTCAACGGCGCCCAGGGCTTCTCGCGTTACCTCGGCAGCATGATCGCCAAGGACATCGAGGGCGAGATGCTGAACACCGCTTTGTTGGCTGGCCGCACGTTCCTCGAAGGCGCAGCCTCGGGTGCAAACCTGTACACCATCCCGTCGAACGGCACCATGACCACCGCTGCGCTGATCAGCCTGCTGGCGACGATGGGCGACGCATCGAGCAAGGTGAAGGCATGGGTCATGCACTCGAAGGTCTACTTCGATCTGATCCAGTATCAGGTGGCTGCCGCAAACAACGGCTCGGACGCTGCGTACGGTGTGATTCAGGCCGCGATGCCGCTGACGCTGAACCGCCCGGTGTACGTCACCGACTCGCCGTCGCTGATCGTCGCAGGTACGCCAAACCTGTACCGCACGCTCGGCCTGGTCGAGGCGGGCATCGACATGATCAACAGCGAAGAGCAAACCGTCGTGCTGGACACCGTGACCGGCCTGGAAAACATCGTCTCGCGCATGCAAGGCGAGTTCGCCTACAACCTGGCGATCAAGGGCGCCAAGTGGGACACCAGCAACGGTGGCGCGAACCCGAACGCTACTGCACTCGGCACGTTCTCCAACTGGGACCAGAGTGCGACGTCCAACAAGGACTTCGCCGGCTGCGTCTGCATCTCGGGCTAACCGCCCATTACCATGCGGGCCCGCTGCAATCCGGCGGGCCCGCTTTCAAGGAAAACCATGCGATACAACATTGGCATCTATGCGTCGAACGACTGGGCTCAAGCGCGTGCGTATGCGGACCATCTGCGCGCCCAGGAGCCGTGCGTCGTCCGTATCCGCGACGGCAGCCTGTTCACGGCCGACCAGCGCGAGGACTTCGACGTCGTGTTCGTAAGGGGCGATTTCCCGGCCGTGATGGAAGCCTATCCGGACGCGCACCAAGTGGATGAATTTCCCTTGCCCGAACCCGTCGAGCCGACCGCCGACTCGGAAACGAAGCAGGACGCAGAATAAGGTATCACCATGCTCACCGACGCACAAAAGGTCGACGTTCGCCGTTGGATGGGATATCCGACGCTGAATGCGGGCTATCCGGACACCGTCTACACGGTGGCATGGAATCGCTCGTACTTTCCTGTGTCGATCACGGAAAAGCTGGCAAACCTGACTGATGGCGAAGAAGTCGTTCTGATCGAGAAGTTCCTCACGCCATTAGAGTCGCTCGAAGCGGCGATCCTGACTGTCGGCGACAACCTCGACACGAACAAGGCAGCTGTCTGGGAGCGCAATACCAACGAGCAGAGCGACCGTGAGCGGCTGTTCGACTCGGTGCGCCGCCGCATGTGCGCGTTCCTCGGCTTCAAGCCGGGTCCTGAATTGGGTGGAGGTGGCGGCCTGAATCTGGTGCGCGCATGACTGTGATCGCGTGGGACGGCAAGACGCTTGCGGCCGATAAGCGAGCGACCTATGGCGGCATGATCTGCGCCGTCACCAAGATTTTCAGGGTCGGCGATTTGCTGGTGGGCGGGTCAGGTGAACTGCCACACATTCTCGCCATGATCGAGTGGGTACGCCAAGGGCGCCGCACCGAGGACTTTCCGGCGGACCAGCGCAGTGAGAAGGACTGGCAGACG